CGCCACAAAAGGCGCTGGCGGGGACGTTGCGGTACTTGCCCGTCTTTTTAGATTTGATGTAGATTCCACCGCGCGGTCCAACTTTCACTGACGACTGACTGTTCATTTTTTTTAATAATAATAATATAAAGTGAAAGAAAAAAAAAATATTGTTTAGTTCCATAGCAAGTTCGCATCTTTCAGGAATACGGACGACTTCGTGTAACCCGTACCCCCCGCATTGAACCGGTAGTTCACACCTTGGACCTTGTTCATTTTACTGAACTCCCGATTTTCACCGGTCCGCCGCGTGCCTGGTGCAAATGTCTTCCCTGATCGCGTCTCGAGTCGGGCATTTTTACCGGTGAACGGCATCTTCTTGACGGAACCAAAATCGATGAATTTGTGGTCGACGATGTTGCCGGTCGCCGCGTCCACTTTCACCATAATGTTTCCGATGTGACCATTCTGGTGTGGGTATGAGGACTGCGCAAACACTGTATGTAATTGTTTGACGATGGAAATTGCTTTGTTCTTCTGTTTTTTGGTGGCGGTCGATTTGTACTTACCCACGTAGTCGCCGAGAGACATCCATCCTTCGGCGGTGTTGAACAGTTCCATCACGATGACGCTGATTTTGCCGGTTGTCGGTTTTGTGTTGGCCGCTTTGTACTCCACCATTTTGTTTGCGACGAGGTTGTTTATGGGTACGGAGTAGTTCTTGAACGGTTCCGGCACGAAGGGTTTCAGGTTGGCGTTCCCCCACAAACTTCGGTGCGTATTTATCTCGGTCCTTGCGGTGTTCGTATTATTTTGTAGTTTGACGGCGAACCCTTTGTCGGTAATATACACCGACCCGAAGGCGGAGGGATTACCGATCCGTCTAATTGGCATTCCATACTGCCAGTTTTTAATTTGGGGGATGATGAACAACCGCATAAACAAAGCCGCCTTCTGTTTATTGTTGATTTTCTGATATTGGATCGGCAACAACGTATTTATAATTCGCTGTATAATTCGCGGTGCCATTTTTCGACTGTTTAAATTACTCTATCTATTAGTTTATTACATATATAAAAAAATGAAACGTCTAGAAGAGTATTCTCCTCTATGATTGATACCGATACCGAGATCAAGATTGATGGCGGCTTTGTTCGATTGGTTGAGTCGATGCCACAAACCGCCCTGGATACCGCAATCGTGCAAGCCGCTCGCGTCTCCTACGCTGGAGGGACAACCGTCACGCGATCGGATCGCGGACTTATTCGCTACCTCCTCCGACATCGCCACACCACCCCTTTCGAGATGGTGGAATTTAAATTCCACATTAAGATGCCAATCTTCATCGCCCGACAACACCTACGACATCGAACAGCCTCAGTTAACGAACTATCAGCACGCTATTCGGTCGTTCCAAACGAGTACTTTAGACCAGATCGTTATCGTACCCAGTCAGACACCAACAAGCAGAGTTCCGGTGCCGACGATATCATTCTCGAGGAGTCCAACGTTATGAAAACGAAGAGTGAATTCGTGAGTGATCAGGCATTTCACGTGTACAATGAGATGATTGAGAATGGGTGCTGTCGGGAGTTGGCGCGATGCCACCTCCCACAGTCAACCTACACCGAGTTCTACTGGAAGATCAACCTACACAACCTGATGCACTACCTCGAACTCCGAATGGCTCCAGGTGCCCAAAAGGAAATCAGGGACTATGCGTGTGCCATATACGATTTGGTCAAAGACAAAGTCCCGGACACGATGGAGGCGTTTATGGATTTCAAAGTGAATGCTTTGACGCTGTCCGGTCCGGAGGTGGAGGCGTTCAGAACCTCCTTCAATATGTTTCCGGGGAGCGAGCATATGTTCGGGACGGGCAAATCGGCAGGAGGCCTCACCGCTGGTGAAGCCCGGGAATTTAAAGATAAAATTGATCGTATGACAAAGAAATGACGACGATGAAATTGAAAAAGCGCGGAACGTCCTACACTCCCGTTGACGAATACAACCTGGTTCTCAAAAATATAGTGATTGAGAACCCAATGTACACCCATAACAACAAAAAATACTTTGGTATCCGTGTCAGTTCAGACTCGACCGCTATCGAGGAAGCCCATCAGGCAGTTGAACCGTACCTCGACCGGACAAATAAGACCGTTGTCGACCCATTAAGTAGTAGTGGCGGCGTTCTCAAGGTCAAGGTTCCGTTTAATCACGGTCGGGTCCAGTGCAAAATGTCCGAACTGAAGACGATCGGCGAGTACAAAAAAGGCGACGTCATCCCCGAGCTGACCATCAACTTCTGTGGATGCTGGACGATCGGGACATACAGCGGCATCTCGTGGAAAATAATATCAATGAACTAAACAAAACAAATGAAGACGGTCATCACATTTGGAACATTTGATATGTTCCACTACGGGCACGTGCGAATCCTGGAGCGCGCCAGAGAACACGGTGACACGTTGATCGTCGGACTCAGCACGGACGAGTTCAACCTCACCAAAAAGAACCGGCGACCCATCTTTAATTACGAGCACCGGAAATCCATCCTCGAGTCGCTTCGGTGCGTGGACAAAGTCTTCCCAGAAGAAAGTATGGAACTCAAAGATCAATACGTCCGCGAACACATGGCGGACCTGATGGTGATGGGCGACGACTGGAAAGGTGCATTTGATTCCAATGTGTCTGTTCCGGTTCACTACTTGGAACGCACACCGACCTTGAGCACGACCGACTACATTAAAAATATTATTGTAAACTACAAAGACGACACCAACAATGAGCAAATATAAAGAAGGTGAAGCGGGTCCACTTGAGTACTACCTCTATGACACGGTCGCTCCGATCGTCGGGACATTTATGTATGAAAAACTGGGAATGACACCGAATATAGTCACTACATTCAGATTTTGTTTAGGTTTATACGTTGTTCGACTCATTCATACTAAAAAATACACCCTCGGTGCCGTTCTGTGGTTTATACAAAACTGTCTGGATGGTATAGATGGTTACATTGCACGTAAATATAACATCAGTACTGAATTTGGCGCGTGGTACGACACGACCTCAGACGATATTCTTACAGCACTCGTAGGATTTGTGATATTACAAAAATATAATGTAAATACACCTGCGAAAATAGTTAGTTTGCTTATATTCATATATATGTACTTCGGAAATCCTGTAAAACAACGCGTTGCTTGCATACACCACAAAAATAAGTGCGCCGACAAATTGATTAGACACGAAGTCCTTTCACGAACACTACAGTATAGCGGCGTTGAATTATCTCTGCTCGTCTCGATCGTAATTTATTTTATTCCATATTATCATAAAATAAAATGAATACTTCTATTGTGGTAAATCTGGTGGTCGCATACCTATTGAATATAGTCGCCAATATATTCATTAGCAAACGAGGTCAAGGCGAAACCGGTCGAAACTATGACATTATCCAGTCAAATACAAGTGACCTCAGCGACTACCGGAAAATGTCTGACTATATGATGTACTTTATCGTTGCGGTGGCTCTGTACAACTACAAACATCTTCCGATACCCAAAATCCTGAAGATCCTAACGATTTTTATGGTATTGCGGTCAATAAGCATCTTTGCCACCAGTCTGCACGACTGTCCCAAAAAGACCGAGAACAAGTGTCAGTATTCGATTAAAAGATCAATACTGAGTGGCGGGTGCGAAGACAAAATGTTCAGCGGACACACACTTATCACGCTTATTTTGTGCTACTACTTATCCAAAACGTTCAACGGGACGGCGTGGAACGCACTGTTTGGTGCTTACGCGACGATCTTGAGTGTTGTTCTCGTCGTCGTTCGGGATCACTACACTATCGATGTTCTCGCGACGTGGGCTCTCTTCTACTTTTACACCCCTAAGTGATGTGGTCCAACCACCAGAGGTGACAGTGCTCGAAACCGAGCACTGCGTCAATTGCATCCTCAATCTCTTTGATGTACCCACACCCGTACGTCAACCGGTTCCTGTAACACCGTATCAATGTGTCATTCTCTGTCGCCATCAACAACCGGAACTTTTCGACCGCATAGTCGATCTTATTTTCGAACAGCTTCATTCCGTTTCACTGTCCCTTTTTGAAGTATGAGTGTGGGTACACTTTTAATAACCCGCCAATCATTCCAAATATCAAACACATATTTAAAATCTAAAAACGTTTTAGATTTTAAATAGTGATGGAGACTTCGTTGACCCGCTCGGGATACGTCGTCGTGTCGTCCGCTGACGATACAACGATCACTAAAAAGGAACTCACCGTTCGCCCCGATGTGAATGCGGCCGCGGATTTTGGTGGCGGACGCCCGCCGTCTTTCAAGGTCTTCCGGTTCAACCCGAAAACAAAGGCGGTGTGCGTCCCCAAATACTATGGCCTCGAGAAGTTTGGGCCACCCGGCGTTGACAAACGCCCCGAACCGGCGGGCTGGTCTTCGCCCGGCGTGGTTTTTACAGGTACTCTGCGCACTGAAACCTCCCAACCCGAAGCGCTGCGCAAAGCCGTCGAGTCCGGAGGCGGTGTCCTGTCACTGCCGTGTGGTTACGGGAAGACCACAGTCGCGCTAGCCATCGCCGCCCACTGGCGTTTCCGGACGATGATTGTCGTGCACAAGGAGTTCCTGGCGAACCAGTGGCGCGAGCGGATCCAGCAGTTCTGTCCCGGCGCGACCATCGGCATCGTTCAGGCCGATAAGTTTGAGGTCGAAGGGTGCGACTTTGTCATTGCGATGCTCCAGTCCCTGTCGATGCGGGAGTATGACTGCAGCCAGTTCGACAGTATCGGAACCCTGATTGTTGATGAGGCACATCATATCTGCGCCAAAGTGTTTTCACAAGGGCTGTTCAAGCTGTGTCCCAGACACACATATGGACTGTCAGCCACACCGACCCGTAAGGATGGACTGACCAATATCCTCCACTGGTTTTTAGGTCCGACTTTTCTCAGTGTCGAGCGGGTCAGCCAAAAACAGGTTGAAGTGTTCACGATCGAGTACAAAGGGGTCGGGTCGACTTATCGAGAACCCCCGCCGTGCAACCGGACCGGGAAGGTGTCACTGGTCCAGATGATCACCGATTTGGTGGAGGATCCGACCCGCAACCGGATGCTCATCGACCTCATCAAAAACACAATTGCACCGACCCGCAAGATCCTGATCCTCAGTGACAGACGGTTGCACTGCCAATGGCTCTGCGAACAGTTTAACACTGAGACGGAAGCTGGACTCTATATGGGCGGAATGAAGGAAAAGGATCTCGAGGAGTCATCTAAAAAACGTCTTATTTTCGGGACGTTCAGCCAAGCACACGAAGGCTTGGACATCCCGACCCTAGACACAATCATCCTCACGACACCCAAATCGGACATCACCCAAGCGGTCGGTCGAATCCTCCGCGAAACTCCCGGGAAAAAAAACAACCCACATATCTACGATATTTGGGACAAATGGTCTCTCCTGAATGCGATGTATGCCAAGCGGTGTAAAGTATATACACACGGAGGGTTTAGACATCACAGCGACGGTGCAACAACAACACCACCCCCATCCCCTTTCGCTTTAAAAAAGTGTATGATAAAAGTACCAACAGCATCAACCTAAACTCAATACACCCAGTTGTAAAATTTATATCAAAAAACACATTTATTTTATTTACATCGATTCGATTAGTAAAATAAATGTATCTTTTTTTTTAAAAAAAGCTGGTATTAATTCCTCTCTATTTAAACTGGTCACTCACAGCCAAGACAAAGACCCCTGCGATGAAAAACATAACCAGGTAGTTGCACTCTGATCCAAAATCCAGAGCAGGAAAAATGTCCTTCATTTTCCCTGACGACTGGGACTGGGCGGTGGTCGGTGGCGTCGCTATTTGTTTTAGTGGTGGTGGTGAGGAGTCGTCACCTAAATCAAGGGGACAGAGTCCGATCGTCATTTTATTTTAGTACTATCTTTTTTTTTCTCACATTGTCACCTCGGTCTTCTTCTTGCGCGGCGTATACTTCCGCTTCTTTTTGGTGCCACCGATAGCGACGTCACGGACTTCACCTCCTGTAGACTCACCCGAAATTGACACAATGTCCGAGATGCTCTCGGCGTCGTCAAAGTCAATGACGTCCTCTTCAATAATGGTCGCCTGGTGGTGTGAAATAGGTTTGGTGTTGACCGGGGGAGCTGGTGGCATCATAATACCACCCATCAGGCTGGAGATGTCCATCCCCGGACCTTGCATCTCTCGGCGTCCGCCACTATTCGATACCGCCGCCGCCTGTGCAACCGATGAGTTGGTTGGACGGTTTGTCGGGTCGGTCGCCATTGCACCAGGTGGAGGCGCCTGGGTGTTCTGGACGGCACTAACCATATTCTTGAGGAGATCTGGGTTCTGTTTCATTACGTCATTCATATTGGGCATAGCAGCCTTGAACATACTGTTGGTCAGGTGGAACATCATTGCGCTGCCACCCAGCATCATAATGAGCTTGACCTCGGGTGCGACATTCATCTTGGTCTTGTATTTACAGTAGAGTTCCTCAAACACACCGTCATAGTCGTCCACATTCTCCATCACAGTCTCAGACCAGCCTTCGAGCATCACCTCGAACGGGTTGTACCGCTTGTTCAGGAATTCTACACCAGTGACACATGCGATGAGCATCCGTCTGGAGAATTTAATGGACTGATCGACCTCGATGCTGTACATAATCCGCTTAACTTCGGTCCGGAGTTCCGAGATGCTCGAGTAGGCGTTGAGGCGCTTGTTCACATTGAATCCCTTCTTCTCCAGTCTGGCCAATTTGTTCAGAATGTCTGCCTTTTCTTCATCGATAGATGTAAACCCTTTGGACGGGTGATCACCTCCTCCTCCGCCACCGCCACCGCCGCCGTACTGCTGTACGCTGCCCGCTTCGTCCTCGTCTTCATACATTTCATCTTCGACGTCTTCACCATAGTCGTACTCCTGGGCAGGAGGCGGTGGTCGAGGGGCCGATTGTTTGGTCGGGTTCATAAAGGCGTCAATCTCGGGTTCATCCTCCTCCTCGTCCATCATCCGGTGACGCCGCTGCTGCTGCTGCTGCTTGGGAACAACCCGCTGTTTAGGACGAATGCGATTTGATTTTTTTGTGCTACCACCAATGTTGATGGTCCGATCCGGTGTAATTTCGATTTCATCCAGAAGAGCCTGCTCATCCTCATTTAGATTCATAACAGTATTATCATTCATAGCACCCGGGCGTTCAATCACGATTTCATTTCCGTCGTCGTTCGACATTGTATATGTATGTATATGTTACTTCAAATAATGGAAAGTAATCGAAAACCTTTAACGCACCCCATCTCTCGTCTCCACAAAAAAAAATAATATTTATGTTTAAAGTAAAACACACCAACCCACGATATGAACAACTTTAACATTAACTTCAAGAGCAAGCAACTTTGGTCTGGGATTATCCTTGGACTTCTCCTGTGTCTCCTGTTCGGCAAGATGAACAAGCGAAGCGGTTATAGTTACACTACCACCGGATCTGACATTATTACACAGGAAGCACCAGGAAACGTGCAGAGTATCTTCGACCTTAAACAGTCACAGGAATGTCTTCCTGGTCCGTCACCAACGACGAGCCCATATACCCTTGGGACTGATGGTATTTGCGGTGCTCAGGCCGCGGTCGCGGCGGCGGCGAATTACACCATCACAGATGGTATCGGTGGATCTCCTTTGGATGCGACTGAGATGCAGCTGGTGAACCAGCTCGTGAGCCAGTAAAAAAAAACTTGTTTTTTTTTCGTGATTCTTAACAAAAAAAAAGTATAATACTATTTGTTAATAATGATGAACGATACTACAACGTGCCCACCCCTCGAAATACGGAATGTGTTTGTGTCATCTGCCAGCAGGGACACCACGCGTTTCCCAAACGGAAATAACTACACTGTCCACCTCACGACACCAATCAAAGATGTGGTCAAAGTCGAACTGCTGCACTGCTCAGTTCCCAACAGTATGTACAACCTGGTGGACGGGGACAACGTCATCGCCTTCTCGAACTCTACTACTACCAACAGCACGACCCCGACTACCGCAGCCGACCTCACCACTTTCTCCATCCCACCCGGTTTCTACAGTGCGTCCGGCTTGGCGACCACCTTGACCAGTGCGACGTCGAACAATGCCGGAGGAATGTCAGTGACCTATATCTTCGACCAAGGAAAGTTCTTGTTCAAACGTCCGCAAAACCCGTCCAACTCCTTCACAATGAACGTTCTATCCAGTTCGCTGGCTACTATGCTGGGCACAGCGACTAATACAATGATTCCGTCTACCGTCCCTCCTGCGTGGACCGCCGTCCCCAACCCCCAAATACTGCCAGTATTTGTAGACAACACTACATACGTGAACCAGAACTACATCAGGTCGACGACGATTGCCGATCTCAACCCAAATGAAGGGGTCTTCTTGGACATCCACGAGTTGCGTACCCAGTACAATGAGCAGGGGTTGAAGATCGGCGGCACAGACGGGACCTTCTCAGGTCAGAATATGTCGCGGTCGTTCGGTATGATTCCGATGGATGTGTCAGGCGGGTTTATCAAGCGGTTCAAGAAGACGAGCGATTTTGATTTCACGATTGACTATCCGTACCCGCTCCAGAAGATTGATCGGCTGACGATTGATTGGATCGACAAGGATGGTCGGCGGCTTGATTTCAACGGCTTGAACGACAACTCTTTTTTACTCCGATTTCACACCCTCCGCCGGAACATCTGTTCAGTGCCGAGGTGAGTAAAATATAAAAAAAATAATCTATTGTAACAATTATTAATTAAACAACAATGTCTGGTGGTATTTCACAACTCGTTGCCATTGGCGCTCAGGACGCTCATCTGGTCGGTAACCCGACAGTGTCCTTCTTCAAGTCAAACTATAGCCGCCACACCAACTTCTCCCACGTCGTGCAGCGCCAAGTCATTCAGGGCAACCCGGCGAACAATGGGATGTCCACGGTCCGGTTCGAACGCAAAGGTGACCTGTTGAGTCACACGTACCTGACAGTCAAGAAGAACGCGGATGGCGAGGCGCTGCCTGTAACCAACGCGATGGTCGACAAGGTCGAGCTGCTCATCGGCGGTCAGGTCATCGATACTCAGACTTTCGAATTCTCATCCAATATTGCACCGCACACAACCGCCAGCACCTACTCACGAGGGAGCACAGTGGGAGTTGACACTTTTTACCCGCTCCGGTTCTGGTTCTGTGAGAACGCGCAGTCCGCCATTCCGCTGGTTGCCCTCCAGTACCACGACGTGGAGCTGCGCATCACGTGGGGCGCGACCTTCGGCACCACCAATACCGCCGAGTGCTGGTCCGACTTCATCTACCTGGACACCACAGAGCGCGAGCAGGTGGCGAACAACCCGCAGAATATGCTGATTTACCAGGTGCAGAAGGCGGTTGCGTCCTTGTCCAAGGTCCAGGAGCTGAACTTCAACCACCCTATCAAGTTCTTGGCGACGGCTGAGGATATGACCATCAACCCGGCAACCAACAAGATCAAGATGCAGATCAACGGCGTGGACATCGGCGATGAGAAGACCATCGCCCCACATTTCAACAGCGTGCCCACTTTCTACAACACGTCCTTCTCGACTCGTGGTATCACAGCGTTTTTACATAAGATCAACCTGATCCCTTTCTGCCTGGACACCAACAAGCTCCAGCCGACGGGTTCGTTGAACTTCAGTCGCTTGGACTCGGCTCGCATTGTGTCGAGTACCGACCCCTTCAGCAAGTCTTGGTATGGCGTGAACTACAACATTCTGCGCATCGAGAACGGGATGGGCGGTCTGATGTATGCGAACTAAACCTCTAAAAAAATAATCACTAGTAAACAAACAAAAACGCACACCCAGTTAAAGAATGAAGTTCTCATCAATTGTATTACTGATCGGAGTAATCTTCGTACTCACCTACAACCCCAAAACTGGATTTCTTGACAGGTACATCCAGTCTCCGCCACCGTCATCTGTAAAGACCCCATCATCAATCGTGACGGCGGGGGCGGTGGGGACGACAGACGAGGAGAAGAAGAGCACGTGTTGCAATTCAACGGACTACAGGGCGGAGAACAACGTGCAGTGCCGAGCGGCGTACTACCAGGGCCTCCAGTTTGGCGATCCGGACTATGGTTGTCCGACTAAACAACCATCAACCTGTCAAGGCGCGATTATCTAGACTTAAAAAGATGTACCACCAATAACAATAAATAATATGATCCAAATGAACCGTGAAACTGTCACTCTCGCCGGAGTTCTAATTGCTTTGGCGGGTTGTGTTTACCTCTATAAAGAACTGCAAAAAGTTCAAAGGCAAATCGAGGAAGCGCCACCCCTTCTTCCTCAACCTGCCTCACCCCCCGTAACGATCCAAGCGCCTGTCAATGATATAAAGGTGAAGCCGGTGGTAGCAGCCGCAGTAGTCTCCGAAAAAAAAGAGGACTAAAAAAATAATGTAATTCTATTCATAGAAAAAGAGGTTCTTCCAAAAACTCTTTTGATAAGATGACAATAGTACTCCGAAAAGAAGAAAGACACAAAGGAATTGCAATACCGGTGTCCTTTATTGATGATAAGCCACGTTTTCTAACTATGAGAGATCGACGGTTTAAGGAATGGCTTTTCGTTACCGGTGGATGCCGGAAACGAGAAGTTTTTAATCCTCTCCGGTGTGCTCTTCGTGAACTCGAGGAGGAAACCAGAGGGGTTATAAATCTTAAAAATGGTAAATTTAGTTATTTTAAATTCACAACCAAAGAACGTTCAGCGGAAGAAAAGACAAAGGACATCGCGGATGGTATCGAGGTAACCTTGGTCTATCACGTGTATGTCATAGAATTCAATGTAAATCGCACAATACAGGGAAACCTGATTAACCGGTTCAACTATCAACGGGCTCGAACCGAACTGAGAAAGAAGAACAAGCTACCCATTCGTCGGACCTACGACGAGAACGACTTTATGAGTTTTGACACACTGGACGAATTTAAGAGACGTCGGTTGTGGGATCTCATAGATAAGAATATCATTCAAAATCCAGCATTCTATGTAGCGCTCACCTCGTCAAATAGAGAAATATTTAATATGTCAAGAAACTAACTAACCCTTACAATGAAATCGAAGGCCCATTTTATCAACGAGCTGTGCAAGTTGAAGAACATCAACCCGGAGTGTGAAGAAGCAAAATCGTTCGAGTCACTGAAGATCGTGGAGTTGCTGGTCGAAATGAACAAGTTCAAACCGCCACCGAAGAAGAAGAAGGAGGAGGACACGGATGATGGCGATGACGACGACGATGACGACGACGACGAAGGAGGAGTAAGTAACTACGCGGGGTGTAGATTTTAAATTCAAATAAACCACGCCCCTATTCTACTCACCACCTCACAATATATAATGTAATTTAAACAATACACGTTTAAATTATATTAAGTTACGCGCGCGCGCGATAATGTTCCGAACATGGTGCAATACGCACGCTCGGCGGGTCGGTGGGTCTGAGATTACACACGTTTTGATGGACGGTGGGATCCTGTCGGTCCCGTGGTCCAAAGTGGATGAGTTCAATCGAGTTTATGTCAGGAGCATTCTCTCCGGTGAGAAACTATTTGTGGTCGAACAGAAAACTCAACACGGGTATAATTTCTTCGTCGACATCGACTACAAAGACGAGGAAGACGCACTTGAAATGGAACAGATCAAAACGATTTCGACAATCATTTACGATACGGTGAAACCGTTCGGGGCACAGCGGTGCATCGTCTCAACGGCTTTACCCAAAAAAGTATCCGGCGGTAAGATCAAAACGGGGGTTCATCTTAATTTTCCAGGATTTGTCGTCAATCAGCGAAGTGCCGTCGCCTTGATGCACCGAATCGTGGAAGCACTCTGTCGAGTGTACTCAGGGGTTGACTGGACGAAAGTCATAGACGACGCGGTGTACGGCAATCCACTGGAAGGAACAAAGGGGAGCGGGTTTCGGTCCCCGTGGTCACACAAGAAGGGTAAGCATGTCGACTGTGTCGGTAAAGGGTGTGACGGGTGCAAAGGGTCAGGTAAAACGGTGGAGAGTGAGTACCTCTCGGTCTTTGTGGACGAAGGTGATTCGTTAACCTATGTCGATCAAGACATCACATTGGAGAAACTTGAGATGACAACGATTCGTGTCCGCGAAGGGACACCACTGGTCGCCGACGTACCAGACATTGTCATTGCTGACGTGGCAATGGTAGCGGCACCATCGAAACAAATCAAAATCAAAAATGAAGGGTCATTCACCAAAGCACAGTCAAAGGACGAAGTGTTCCCAGAACTGATTCCGGTGGTCGAGACCTTCATCAGAGAGTATCTACCCGGTCAGAGATCGTCCCGAGTTCACGGTATTTTCAAGTTTAAGACGATCTACTTGATCAAAACAAATTCAAAATACTGTGAAAACCTGGGACGCGAACACGGTTCGAATCACGTATGGTTCAAGATCGAATCGGGTGGAACAATAGTTCAAAAATGTTTTTGTACGTGTGACACAACGGTCGGACGACAAAGGGGTCTCTGTAAAGATTTCACAGGACGCGCAAATCGACTCTCACCGTCGATCGTGACAGCACTGTTTCCAGAAAAAAACTTATGTAAGATTAAGACTAAGAGGTCAATTTACAACTATTAAATAAAATGTACTTCCTAGGTTTTGTAGTAGCTGTGATTTTTGTTCTATTGGTTCTTTACTCACCGGGGAAGTTGTCAACTAGAGGCGGTGGCGATGTAATATTCGACGGTGAACGAAAGATCGTGAAGTACTCTGGGCTTGATCCATCCAGCTATACCGAATTTGTGAACGACCTACAACTAATGAAGTCTACATATGATCCACAATATCTGTATAGTGCCATTGACAAGCTTGAAGACCTATCACTCAACACCCAAAACAGTGATCTCCACATCGTTGAAGATATTAAACTGATCATCGTATCCATCGGAAAAGACGGAGAGACGTACATTATGAAAAACGCACTCGACGAAGGTCACCCGTTTATACCAATATACTTAAACACGTTGTAATTCTAACTCGCATATATAAACCATATGGTTATTACTACACGCAGTGGTCGCACAGTGAAAAAGCCTGTGGTGTATGCCCCGGCTGAAGAATCAATGCTCGACGATTTCAGTGATGATGATTATAACTCGTCAGTTGAATCCACCTCGGTATTTGCAGACGACGAAGAATCGATCGGCTCATCCGCCTCCGGTGACGAGGCGGATAGTGATGCTGATTCAAGTGGAAATCTAAAGGATTTTGTTGTTGACAGTGACGTTGAGGACAGTGACTACCAACGATCGGATCTAGATGATCTAGAGGAGGAGTTCGATTTCGACGACAGTGATGACGACAGTGACTCTTTCCCGCTTAAAAAAAAGAAGAACAAGAAGACTATTCAATCTACAAATGGAAACACCGATCAATGATACGGGCGATTGTTTCCAGCAACCGGACGCCGTTGAGGATTTTCATCAACAGCAACAGTACTCGCCCCAACAGCAACAGCAACAGCCTACACAACAGATATTTTATGCTCGCGAACCGCCACCGCCGCAGAGCGCTATTCCCGTACTAGACAAACCTACGTACATCATCATATTTGTCGCATTCTTACTCGGATTCTTTATGGGAAAAACCCAACCGGTCATCCTCAGATCTTCTTGAACTCGAGACTGGTCTCGCTGTCCTCGCCTACAAAATCACCGATATCACCAGTTAAGGCAGGTGGCGTTCTAAAACTCAGATTCGGGTTTACTTTGAGCATATCATTGAACACCTGCATCACGCTCAGGCTTTTGTCTTCGCGTTTTTTAAATTGTACATTGACAAGTACCGCGGTCAGTGCCAGCAGTCCGAGAACAACCACATTTAAGAATATCGAAAAGGCAAGCATTTTTTAAATAAATAAAGAGTACACGATATATATTAATTAATAAATAAATAAAATGGCGACCATCACCATGCGGTCCTTGCATCGGATCTACCCACAACACCCTCTTATTCTCAGATATATCAATCAGTTATCTGAAAGTTGGACAAATGGAAAATACTATTTGGCTGGACAGATTAAATTAGGACACGATGACGAAATTACGGGGGAACATTTTGATATGATTGAGCATACAATCAAAACCACTATACCTGGTGGACATATGATGGACTATGTTGCACTCGACCGATCAACCGAAGACTTAAATGAACTCAGACGTTTAGTTCATTTAATTCGGTAGGTATCGTGGACTTTTGAGGGCAATCGTTTTTTGGCTTTCGCCGGCCCGTCAAAGAGCAACCGAACGGGTATTCCACCCGTCGAATTTAGTTATTGAAGAAGGTAAATTTATTCCGAAGTCTCGGCTGCTGTGTCAGCTTCCGCCTTAGCCTCAGCTTCCGCCTCCGCCTCACGCTGCTTCTGACGTTCCTCAATTTCTTGCTGGACCTCGGCATCCGCCTCCTTGACCAGATCCTCCATTGACGCGTCTGGCTTCTCGGACTTGAGCCGCTCCATAATCTCCGCGGGATGAGACAATGGCGCCTCGTCGGGTTTGCTGTAGTACTTGGAATTCTCGTCGCCTGCCTTAATGTAGTCACCCGTACGGGTCTTCATCATATCCCGTTTCCGTTCCTCAAACATTCGTGATCCTGCCGCTTGGTTCTCCCTGTACTTCGACATCAGCTCCTCGAGTTTCTCGTCGTTGTAGTGGGTGTCATCGATCTTGGTGTTATCCGGTGGAATCAGCAGCCACTTGTACATATCAACGACGTAAATATCAAAGGTCGCGTCATCCTTCTGTAAGCGCTTGGCGTGGCTCGCCGCCTCGTCACGCGTGTTGAAACATCCGCGGATTTTCAGGCCCAGCTTATCAGTCTTCTGTGGACAGTCGGGACCGACCAGGGAAATGCAGGCAAACAGCTGTCCAGGGACAGTCGTGTAATCTTGCTCGAGTGAAGTCATTGTTAATGTTATGACTAATATCGAATACTTTAAGCAGGTTTTTTTTGTAAACACTTACTCAAACAATGAAGTTTTACACCCTCCTAGCCATCAGTATCATCGTTCTTCTCTTTTCGATTTGTTGTAAACGAGTAATTGAAAAGTACGCTTTCAACACAACCAGCAGCAAGAACATGGACTACCGGTCCACGGACATCCTTGACATTGCCAGTGGCAACGGCAAATACCGCAACTACGTTCCCCAAGGATTCTCAGTCACAGATGATTACATTTACTTTTCAGCGTACCACAAATTTGAGACGTGTGACAAGGGTGTCGGATATGACGAGACCAAACCGTCAAGGGTTTTCAAAGTTGACCGTTCCACCAAAAAACTTGTCAAGGTGTACACACTTGTTGATCAAAAAATTGGGTCGCACGTTGGTGGAATGTCAGTCATTGCAGAAACGAACCAGTTTTTCATTGCTTCGAGACGTAAGGATACAGACACTGGCAAGAATGGCATATGTCTGTACAATATGAACGGTGTTGGCAGTGGTTTAGATGTAGACGTAACGGCTCACAAGGAATACAATTACAGCAAATACGTTGCAGACTGCCCAACGTGTAGCTTAAACAAGACTAATGAAAATATGGACCTCGCTACGAGCCAAAATACGTATAATGCCAAATATTATGAGATGACCCTTGATGAATACTTAAGTAGTGACAAGTATCAAGACACTGCAGTCACCGCGTGTCTTGGAGCGTATGCACCGAGTTATATGTATTGGGATAAGTCCAGGATGCTCTTGTGGTACGGTCGGTTCGATCAAAATTATAAAGGGTCTATCTGTGCCAATCGGGTAACAATCAAATCCGGTTCAGCTGCACTATCGAATATTGTTGTTCGTAGGAAACAACTGCCGTACACAAAGGTTCAAGGGATGGCAGTTGTACCTGCACCATCATTGTCTGCAATTGAATTCGTTATCGGAAAAAAACAAAACCCAGAGGATTTTACCGATCAGGACGGTACAGACGCTGTGGTCTATCTGGCTGTCTCCTACGGCGGAGGCAATAATAGTAAAATCTACAAATGGAATTTGTCAACCGGTTCAACAAGCAAAGTTGGCGAAGGATGGCCTGGACTTCAGAACCTTGATTATGACCATAAAACTGGCAAGATGTGGGGTATCACCGAAGCTGGTTCGAAGTACTATCAAAACCGTACAAAAAAGTGTGGTGGAAGTGGACCGTGGGGATCACACCCGGGGTATGTCTACGCCGAAATTGATGTTTAAGTCTGAAACGGCATATTTTTAATCGTATTATTAACTTTTAAATTCGATGTACGTGTACCCCGGCGGCGAGCCATCTTCGATTGTAAAGTCATTCTCGAATTGTTTTTGTAGTTCGACGTATTTAATTCGACCAATTTCGCAAATGGATTCCCATTTTTCGGTTGTTTTAACATATTGTTATATGCTAAAATCTTCTCGAGGTCTCTTTTTGTATATGGAATTATGTTATTGGGAATATTTGTTACTCGAGGAATTTTATTGTTAGTGACAATTTTATTAATTAGAAGTACGTTTTGAATATCTGACATCCTATATTGCCACCAATTTTCTTCCTTTTTTTCAGCATCTTTATAAAGTCTACCAATATCACTTCTTTTACCCATTATTCTTGAAATGAGGTAGTCAATGAAGGTATGATAGAGTCTCCATTCGGGGAGTGATTTAAAATCAATTCTATAAGAATTATTAAACAGTCTTGTGTTATTGAAACCAGCATCTGACATCAGTTTTTTAACATCCGAAATTTTTCGGAGTTGTGAAAGGTTCGCTCCATTTAAGACTTTCTTTATATTTGAAAGAGTTGGCAACTTTTCAGTGTGAAACTGGCTTGCTAATTTTTCCATTGCAGTGGTACTTTTTATATTCACGTGCTTTTGTTTAGAGTACAACAGACTTTGTCTATTCACAATGTACTGCGTAATAAATTTCCTAAAATCTGTATTTTTTTTTGAAATCATATTGGTTAGAATTTGACGTGAATTACTATTTGGATTACTAAACTTCATATCTAAATACCACAAAGTCCAAGCGAAACATAAACCACCTCTATTTTCTATGGTGTTAAATTCACCGAGTGCTCGTTTATTATCACCTTCCAAACTCTGAACACCACGCGGACACGAGGGTGGATGAGAATGGATAACAGTATCAATCGGAAGCTTCAACGTATTTTTAGCATAACTTAAAATTTTAGCATTCGCATTTGGTCCAGGACCATCAGAAGATCCTCCGTAGGTATGTCCGTGAGGTTCAAACCATTCAAGTTCATTTTTTACTTTATCATAAATTAATGCGTTAGAGTGTCCGGGCAAACTAAGATGGATGAAAATAAATCGTGCTTTCGATTTCATACATTTTTCAAAATCCTTTGCAAGATTGTGGTTAGAAGCAGTGAGTCCTTCATTTTTTGACAAATGGATTGAACTGGAATTTAGACTTACATTAAATACTAGAGGTGAACATACTCCGTTTAAATAAGGGAGACCTTTTTTTGGTTTGTGACGTCTTATTAGCCGTATATAATGTTCAGATACACTATTCGATCTTGCGGCAGTATACTGAATTTTCTTTTTTGGAAAACGAGAATTTACCCGTTTGACAAGTTTCAGCAGCGGCGGCGGCGGCGGCGGCGGCGGCTTTGATGAAGCACTGAAAAATCTTTTAAACATATTTTAATTTATACAAAAGAAAAAAAAAAGTGTATCACTTAAGATCTACACGCGTTGTTATAACTAAAGTAAACACACAAACAAACGTAAGAAATGGAGAGTATCCGTAAGGTTCACAACCTCGTAAAGCGTGACCTCATCACGACAGTGTGTTCAGGATTTGGCACTAACACTGTCGCGGTGCTGGACGTTGGATGCGGTTTTGGTGGTGATCTTAATAAATGGCAAGGGTGTACCAATATCGGTCGTCTGGATATGTGCGATCCGAACGAAGAATCGGTCAAGGAAGCGAAGTCGAGAGCCAAGAATCTGGGGTACGTCAAGGACATCAAGATATATGTAGGTGATATTTTCGGTGGATACCACCGGACCTACGATATCATCTGTTACAATTTTTCGATGCACTACATCTTTGCTAGTGAACAGCTGTTTTTAGGGAGTCTCAAGAAACTCAGATCCAAGATGAACAAAGGCGGCAAACTGATTGGATGTATCCCGGACTCGGACAGTATCATTATGGCCGCCCCGTACTCGGACTCGTTGGGGAACTATGTGACTTATACAAACCAGTCGACCGGGTTTGGTAAAGTCGGCGAATGGATCGACGTTCGACTGATTGACACTCCATACTACGCCAGTGGACCACAGTCCGAACCACTGGCGTACAAGGACCTTCTGATCAGCAAACTCGAACAACTCGGGTTTAGGTTGGATTCGTGGAAACCGATGGTTGAAGAATGTTCACTCACCAAGATTACCTGTTTGTACAGTAAATTTATCTTCACACTATTGTAAAAAAAAATTGACGATGATGATGATCGCCCTTCTCGTCGTCATTCTATTTGTCATTGACGCGTATATCGTATTGGTAAAAACCAAAACCCCTCCACAATTAAAGGAAGTCCACCGACGGTACGCAATTCTCCGTGACCACATTAGCAGTTCGTCGTCCGAACCAGACAATTTCAGTTCGTTGACAGACCAGGTGCCGCTTACGTGTTTCAGTGGTAAGCGGATCAGCGACGACGTCGGGTACAATATAAACAAAGGCGGTGAAATCGGACTTTGTCTAGATGGTACGGCGAATGATATGTTTCACGTGTTGATTCACGAACTCGCGCACACGGTCACTAAAAAATATTCTCACAACAAGGAGTTCTGGTCAAACTACACCAAACTCAAGGACTTGTGCATAAAACTGAAAATCTATACAGATATCCCAGGGAAGAGGAAGTTCTGCGGCGAGTACATCCAAGACTAAAATAAAATATGTTTTAATAAATAAATAAAACAGTCAATAATGCCAGTGACATCCGTATCAGATATTATGAAATCGTCCTCCCTGTGGATGATCGCGCTCCTCTGCCCCGTGTTGATCTTGCTGATCAACAATAACGTGTCACGCTCAATCCTTTTCACGCTGTACCCAATCATTTTGGCCGGCCTGACTCGTACCGGTCCATTTTGGGTGGACAAGATCCATATCCTAGGGGTGTCCTTTGTGGTTGGTGCAATCTACGTTCTCATCAACGCAACATCTGTAAAGGTCCGTGAAGCCATCCGCGACCCGAACACCGATAAGGTGCGGGCCGGGTTCATATTCGGTGGACTGTCTGTTGCGACGGTGAGTATTCTGGCGATAAGTGGAATATTTACAAATCTCTACCGCGACAGTAACTTTAGTGCTTGAGAACAACCCGCCGACCGAAATAGAACAGCGCTGCGGCGACCACCCCAGTCGCCGCCAGCCCGGTCACACTCCGACTTCCATTTTCACCGACAAATTTGGGCACCATCGTCGCCAACTTTTCTTGAAGTGGCTTCGAAAATGCTACAACCGCCACGAGTCCTACAAATAGAGCCTCTGCCTGCTCATCTGTAAGATTCATCGGGTACTTTGACCCCACGGTTGGATCAGCAGCCGCCACCATCATTTGGGGTACCTGCTGTTGCTGTTGCATCATCATCTGAGGTACCTGCTGCTGATGCATCATTGCGGCACGAGGGTCTTCGGTGACTCCTGGCTGGACTTCGTTCATTGACATAATGTCGGCAATCGGTGTGGAGTCCATTGATATTTGTGGTGGTGGTGGGGGGGTTGAATTATACTCTATATTTTTTTCGGGTGGGGATTGTTGCGCGGACGGTGGTGGTGGCTGCGTCAGCGGAACCATCATCGATGCACCGGACTCGTTGAGATCCATGGTCTGAACGTTATTCATATTTTTCTAATTAATTAATTTCATATGGTTAAATTTTATTTCAAAATCCGCCGCGGAGACGGAGGACCAGGTGCAGGGTAGACTCTTTCTGGATGTTGTAGTCCGCCAGAGTGCGTCCATCCTCCAACTGTTTCCCGGCGAAAATCAAACGCTGCTGGTCTGGGGGAATTCCCTCCTTGTCAGTGATTTTAGCTTTGACATTGTCGACGGTGTCCGACGACTCCACTTCCAAAGTGATGGTCTTTCCGGTGAGGGTCTTCACGAAAATTTGCATATTTGCTTTACAAAACAAACGTTTCAAATCTTTAAGAGTTCCAAGTACCGTTTCCTTGTTTTACAATCTCAATAGTTGGCATTATCCCGTCATCTCCAGCACTTGAACTTCCTTCAAGGACACTCCCGTATTTTGTACTCCATCCTTCCACATACATTATCGTCTGTTCATCACACATTAATTGGAGACTGCCATCTGTTGCTTCTTTTATCCAATATGGCCGCCCGGTGTCAGATCCAACCTCGAGAGCTGCTGCAACTGATTGAAATGAATTTGCGAATTTGACCCATCCTTTGCCATCGTTGAGGTTGACCTTCAGGTTGCGAAATTTATTGTCAGGATCTGGATAATTATCGTCCGTTGTAAACTCGTCAAGGCCAAACAGAGTGCCAGTAACACCAGATGCGCAAGTTACAACAGAGTAGTAATTGGACTTCTCTTTTGTCACAAGGTCCGAGAACCAACACGGATTACCATTAACTTTCAATCTAAATATTGTACCAATTGAATTTGGTGTGACATCTGGACAGTATCCACAATAGTGCTTTGAGTCACCACAGGTAAGATATGCAGGGTCATATGCGTCAGGACAATATCTGTTTTTGATAACTCCGCTGTTGAGTTCACTATTCCTATCGGCATTGTCGGATGAACATAGTGAGTAGTTTGTACACGACGTCGTACAGCAGCGTTCACCATCTGGAATAGTGTCACCATAGTCTAACTCTCCACCAGTTCCCTGAACCCCACCAGCCCAGCATGATGATGGGTCGTCTCTGCATTCGTCGTAGGTGATACCTTTGTCACCCCACACGACATTACTCGCCTTTTCTTCGTTGTTGTAAACCTTGACACCGATGTAGTACGTCCCTTCGTGTTCGAGATCGTGAATGAGGGACTTGTCATACTTGACCTTGTTGTCCGAACCTGTGACACCGATGTCACCTTCCGGAAGAGTGACACCGGTCGGTAAATTGTCAACGTCCGTTACATTGAAATTTGTTAGTTTGTTGTCACTGCCATCGTCTGACTTGCTTTTACTGAGGTAAAACTCGAAGTGAGTGAAAGCATCTGACCCAACCCCATAGGAAGTCGGATTGGTGAAAGTAATGAACAGACCTGGGTTGCTCGACCCTTCGCCACCCACCCCCGTTGGGTCATTTGGTGCTCCTCCTGCATTCTTTTTATTCGAGAACATACCGAGCCAAATGAAGAATCCAATAACCGTGAGGACCGTGAGGACCGCGAGACCGATTTGCCACGATTTCATTTGTTTAATTTATTTTTTAAATATACGTGATTATTTTTTTTTCGTCACGGTAACACTTTGCTGTCGGGCTGAGGCTTTGGAATTATTTTGTGGTTCGGGATTCTTTCCGTGTTTGGGGTTATAGTTGCGTTTGTGACACGCCCAGAGTGCCGGTGAGCCGATCCTGAAATTCTTGCGGAGTTTAGCCTTGTACCAAAAAACACAGTCTTGGATCTTGTTGCTCTTGGACGTGTTGTCCAGAACCAGGCACTCGTAGTTCTCGGTGCAGGCGTCCATCACCTGGGAGAATACCGCCAAATTCGGAAAAACTCCAAAAAAGGACTTGTACAGCTTCTCGCGGTTCTGCACAATGTTCTCGCGGAGGATGAACACGTAGTCCACGTTGGCTCGTAGGTCCGGGGTGAGGTCCATACAGTACTGCATCGTGAGCATAAAAAAGATCTTCCAGTGTCTGCCGTTCATAAAGCACTGCCGAATGCAGGTGTCCTTCATAAACTTCTTGTCATACATACAGTCGTCCAACAGGATGAAGGCATTGCTGGTCTTGTTCTGTGAGATGATTTGCTTCTGCCGGTCGAGGACTCTGTCGATGGCGTCGCGGTCATAGTCGCTATATATGAACAGATCCGGGACGAAGCTTTTGTAGTGATGATTGCCCTCCTCGGTCGCCGACATCACCACACCGGCTGGGATGTGTTTTTTGTGATACAAAACATCCGTTACCAAAGTAGATTTACCGGTCCCGCGTTTCCCGATAAAGACACAGACCTTGTCATCAGCAATGGTCGCCGGATTAAACTTCTTCAATTGAATGTTCATAATATCACTCTTATGACCGACTCTACTTTTTTTATGATTAAAAAATACACACTCTGTTAATAAAATATAAAGAATGTCCGCCGGTCGACTGACTCTTGCCGTTGAGGGTATTCAGGATCAGTTTCTCACTGGCAATCCTGAAGTGTCCTACTTTCTCAAGCGGTTCACCAAGCAAACCATCTTCGCAATGGAGACGATGAACAATGTGTTTGACAATGGGTCAACGTGGGGTGACACCTTGCGATGTACCATTCCACGAAAAGGTCAACTCATAAAGAGCATATACTTCAGAGCAAAGTTGCCGGCGCTGACCTCCCGCGAATCACCAAGTGATGCTCAGTACATCGGTTACACCGACTCGGTTGGGGCGGTGATGATTGAATATGCTGACCTTATAATTGGCGGACAGCTCATTGAACGAATTAATGGCGAGTATATCACCATCTTTAACGAACTGTTCCAGAATGACTCTCAACAGACGTCACTCGAGTGGCTCACCGGCAAGACCAAGACCCGGAACGGGCTCGGGGTGGCGACAAACAACACAAGTGCATCACCGTCTGACATTCCATATGGTGCGTACCCTCGGGAATTCCTGATCACGTTACCGTTTTACTTCATTTATAGTGACCCTTTGGCAATCCCGTTGGTGTCACTCACAAAACAGGAAGTCGAAGTCGTCATCAAACTCAGACCCATCGAGCAGGTATTGGTCGGAAAGGACTCAGGGGATTTACCACCAACGAATTCAGTGGATGCATTGATACTGAACCCCCGACCGGGTATCGAGTTGGTGTCCCTTCCCGTTGAGTACGTCTTTCTGGGTGATGACGAGATTGCCAAGATTCAAAACACACAGAAGGACTATGTGATCACCCAACTCCAGATGCAGGAGGTCCACGTTGAGCCTAATGTCTCGTCAGCTCAACTCCGACTCAATTTCATCAACCCCGTCAAGGAGATGTTCTTCATCATCCAGAACACCTACCATACCGGACCGAAGTTCAACACCTGGACAAATTGGAGTAATTTCCAATACAATGTGTCACCAAAGAAATCACAGATAGATACCCTCGAGCTTACCTTCAACAGCGAGGTCAGGTTGTCTAGTGATGTGGCTGATTCGTTGTTCCTCAACTGGGTCCAACCTTTGAACAATCACACCCGGTCGGGTACTACACCAATCGGACACGATATAGGACCAATCTACAACTACAGCTTTGCATTGGACCCTGAAAACTATCTGCCGACCGGTCAGGTGAATATGAGCCGCATCATCAACAAGAACCTAACAGTGAACCTGACTCCGAATACATCCGCTGGTGGCAGAGATATTCGGGTCTACGCCAAGTCCTACAACATTCTCCGGTTTGCGGATGGTCTCGCGGGACTGTTATTTATAGAAAACAACCGTTTCTAAAAGAAATACAAAGATGCAGTCCACCTTCGAACCGGGTAGCTACGAGCAAAACTTTGTAGACACTGCGATCCAGCTACTGCTGCCGGTCCTTGAGAAGAGTATGATACTAGCAGCCGACTATTCAAAGGCATGCGACCGAGACTTTGTGACGTCGTGGGATCTAAAGTACGCGATGAGGTACTGCACCCAGCACGTGTTAGGCAGAGTTCAAGGCAGTCTCTTCCCGGAGATATACGAAGACGACTCAGACTCGGACGGGTCGGGAGACGACGCCTTAGACATCGTTCAGGAGAACGAGGACTCCTTCACCCGTTACACAGGTGATGATCCATTTTACAACAAAATGAATGACGCATTTGACGGGTGGGATAACTGGGAACCACAGTCGCCGATGGAGAACATCCTCAAGGATGCGATAGACAAGCAAAATTAAATCTACAAAGGCAGAAATAATCATCACCGTCGGGTATGTCCAATATTGACCAGTTTGGTAAAGATGATCCCGAACCATGGAAGCCAACTGATACCGAATATGCCATGTACGAGGACATAGACCGAACCGAAATCAAAGGCTATGGAGACGATGACGACGACGACTACGATGACGATGACGACGACGACGACGACGACGAAAAATCATCAGTTACGAGTTCTACCGCATCGTCAACGACGACACCTGTTACCCGTCCGAAAAAAGTGAAGCAATCCAAACCCCGAAAAACGTACACGCAAGTTCTTCAGGAAGACACAGACTTTATGGATGAAAAATACACGATACCGAAGAAAATTTAATTTTTTTTTATTTATGTATAATTATAAAACCATCCAAAAAAAATGTCAGCATCCCCTTCTTACACCGTCAAAAGCATTGAAGCTCAGGCTATGAACATTGGACATCAGCTATCCACGCAGTCCCTGACCGCCCTGGTCGCCGGGTTCAGCTTCGCCTCCGCGATTGCCTGGATGGATGTTGCCCGCTTTATCATCAGCAACGTTGTCAAGGTCGGCAAGAACGGCGCCGCCTACTACGTGCTCAGCGCGCTGATGACCACTCTGCTCGGCATCGTCGTCTTTATGATCGTCAACCGCGTGTCCAAGGGTATGGTCGCGCGCCCGTCCGGTGTTTCCTACGCGGTCACCGCCTAGATGAGATAACTAAAAGACCCAGGAGAAGACCTGCGACACATATTACCAGTATGGTCTTTTGTTCCTTGGTAAAACGATCGGCCGGTGCCAAATAGGGCAACTCGACCGGCTTCGGGAGCTCAGGAAGTACCGCTTTCTGCTCACTCAAACTCTGAAACTTGTCCAATGAACAAGTCACCTTTAATTTTAGTATATGATTTCGATTTCCAAAGTCATAGGGTATTAATTTGTTACAATTGTTCCAGTAAAAACGGAACCGCAACTTTTCAATACTCTGTTCTGGACCTTTATAGAAATTGTGTTGGATTCTGTCAGCGCTGCCGTTGAACTCGATAACTTTACCAACCGAATTTAGGTTGTAATCCGCACCGTTGCATAGAATACGACCCATATAGTTCGTCTCCAATGGCGTGGTCGACGGCTGGTCAAAGGTGTTGCTCCCGAAACTGAATGCACCACCGTCCGTGTAGACGTCGGTGTCCAGATCGTCATTCCCGGTTGTTACACGGACCAGGATGGATAGCGGACCATCAAGATTGACGACATTCGACACGAGGGCCGACCCCGTACTTGATACGTTAGACCCGTTGAAACCCATAATGTTGTACGGGGTCCCGACCGGTGAGGTATCAACATAGCCGTTTGAACCACCATAGAGGTTGAACGAAAACGTATTCGCCGCACTTGCATTCGAAAACGTGAGAGACCTGGTCGTAGAGCTGAATACTACGCTGTCCACACAGCACTGGGCGCTTAGGTCGGTTTGCAGACCTGTCGCCAGTGCTGTGCCATTTGTATATGTCCCTTCAGATAAAATGATTGTTTTTGGTGTGTTGGTGTCATCCTTTATCTGAAACTGCTTATTCCCTTCATTTATGAGCAGCTGGGTGTTTGGAATTCGACCGGCTATAATGGACATATGGGTCACGTTGTAGAGCGGCGTATTCAGCGATACAGTATAGTCGTTCGGACTTGGGAAAGTCACTGGGTCCCGTTGGGTACTGTCAATATCAAGAATGTACTCCATCTTAAAATAATAAAAACAAATTGTTTTTATTATTTTTGTTCGCGTCGCGTATGCGGTATAGTTTTTTAGGAAGATGATAGGGTATGTGCAAATGGATTTTTTTCAAGTTGGTTTTTGGCGATGTTCAGCCCGGCATTGGAAGCACCCCACGTGTTCTTTTGACCTTTATACTGATTCAACTGGTAGTACTCATCCTGTACATAGTTCTGCGACCACCCACCATTCGCCGGACCGGTGCGACCGTCGTACCGATTGCTGTCGACCCGGACGGCGGTGACCATCCCGCCTTGGTTAAGGGGGTCCGCGCGGACATTCATCCGCCCGGCGTTCCCATCCCGATCCGCCTTGCCACGGCGTTCATCTGGGCGAAAGCCGTACTGCTCGAGCTGTTTGGCGGTGTACTCGCCGTTCGGGCCGGTGTGCGCTTGGTTCATCAGCTGGACCGCCGGGGACTGGGTGTACCCCGGCGCGAAAGTGCTTACGCCTGGCGCAGGCTGGTCGCTGTAGGAGAACTGACCGGAGTTGAGATCGCCCTTGTTGCGGGTCGGGTCCTCGGCCAAAGTCAGCGCTGTCACGATGCTCTTCGCCGGGTTGAACTCCAAGCCGTCACAGCGTTTGGTCGTCTCGGCGCGGTTGGTCTGACGCTTGGTCTTTTCTTCCTTGCTGCGGTAGGTCATCCCGGTGGTCGGACCACCGGACCCGTTCCCTTGTGCCCGGCCTTGAACCGTCGGGTATCGACTCGGTAGAAACGCTGTCTTGGCGGGTGCATTGTGAGTGAGCTTCCCGACCAAGCCCGCTTTCCCGCCATTCACATCCATCGCCGGACCGGACCGGCCTGGGAGGGTCGTCAGCTTGTAGGCACCGACATTATTGGGGAGCACCTGATAGAGTTGCTGGTACCCCCCGTAGGCTGGAACATTAGCACCGACCCCTAACCCTGGACCGACCAGCTGCTTTTCGACCGGTGCCAAATTGTTCATCTGTCCGCTGATATAAGGTTGTTCGCGAAGCCTGTCAAGATCAGACGATGCAAACCCAAACACATTCTGGGTCTGCATATCGGCGAAGGTTTGGGTCACTTCTTTCGCCACTCCGCTCCTTGAACCGGTGAGAACAGCGAGGCTGTCATCCACCGCCACAGTGACAGGTCCACCGCCTTGCTGTCGTTGCTGCTGTAGTGACGCCGCCTGTTGTTGGTACGACTGAGCGACCGTCTGCTGTGTAAAATTTTCTTTTTTTTCACTGAGTTTTTTGCCGATACAGGCAAGACCAATGACTAAAGCAAGTGACACCGGATCCGCCATTCTATTTCAAATTATTAGTTACTAAATAATATTATTTTTTTATTTTTTGCAGTATCGCTGACCGAACAGGCCATTCTGGATTTCGGCACGAGTGCTTGCCGGTTCGTAGCTCATCGTTCGCAGTGGCACGCTGCACTTCATATTCTGCCACGGAAATGTTTGGTCCTTGTAGGTCTCAACGTATTTAGGGTTGAACCGCTGGGTCGACTGGGGGCGGAGTTCGTCGGCGACCATCACCAAATTATTGGGTGCGCCTTTCCCTGCCATATACGGCGCCGTCCCGAAAAGCATCGTGTTCGGTCGACAGCAGTAGTTCAGGTTGGATGGCTGAGGATTGGGGACAACGAATTCGGTGGCACATCCGACTGGCACCGCCGGATTTTGAACATGCTGTAAGCCGGGTTGAAGAAGATACGCCATTGATTGTTGTTTTTTAAATAACAAATAATATATTTATTTTGTAGTCCTTCCCGACATACCGGTTCGCGCTTGCCCACTCGGGTCTATTCCAGCGAATGCTTCTGTCTGAGCACCCCAGAAATTGGGATCGCATTTGGACGGATCGTCCCTGCACATCGGGTGGTTTTTCTTCCCGTAGCACCACTCCGCAAACGCCGTCTGGTCGCCTGGAATGGTGGTTACTGGGGCTGAGATGAACTGCCGGGCGGCGGCATTGCGCTGGTACTTTGGGAGGGAGCACCGGCTGCGGCCACAGTCGTAGGGGATGGTGTCATCCAACAGTCTCTTTACATCCTTTGAAACCGTCGGGTAGTAGCACGCCGGTGGGCGGTTCGGATTGGTGGTGTAGTCCCCGAGCAACACATTCGCCATCGGATTATCAGCGGTCGGGAGCTGACAGTTCGGCGCGTAATCCTGATCGTGTGAAAAAGTAGGTCGCGCGTCACCTGGTAGACCAGCGTCAACCAAACCACCTTTATCGAGTACATAAAGAACCGAAATTACCATCCCGGCGAGGATGAAAATCCGGATGTCACGATTGATGAGGTAAATGAAGCACGCCGAATAAAGAATGAACCGCGTCGTGGCATTAATTCGTCTCGCCGGTTGCTGGGTCTCACTTGGCCAGAATTCAAGAATCTTGTCTTTATTGAAGAGCTGCTTCGGATCTTGGAACCAACTAACCTCCGACATTTTGTTATATTTTACTTCCAACAGTTTATTTTTTTTCTCCGCCACCGAGCCCGCCGAGCAGTGCAGCCATCGGGTTCGCACCGCCGTCGCCACCACCACCCATCGCGCCGAGCAGTGCAGCCATCGGGTTCGCGCCACCGTCGCCACCGCCCCCGCCACCACCACCACCCATCGCTGATAGGAGACCGGTCATTGATGACATCAATGCCTTCTCGTCCAAAGCGCCACCGCCGCCTTCTGCACCGCCACCGCCTTGCATATTATCGGCGCATTGCTTGGCGACCCCCTCGATCATAGTGAGGGTCTCCGCCGGGATGGCGGTGATGGTTGTCCCCAAAATGAAGAGGGTCTGAAGGTACTGCCAAATGGCATCCTTTGTCCCCTGAGACAACTCAGGATCATTCCAATACTTGGGTAAATTGATGTCCTTGAACATTGCCACGTTGTCGGTATTCGATAAGAAGAAGGCTTCATTCTTCTGCATAATGTGCTCGGAATGTGGTGACATCGATATCATATAGGACTCCACACATTTACGAGGATTACTTTTCCTTACCAAATCAAACGACATTGCGTATTTCTTGATGGTCTTTTCTTCTGGAAAAGTCTGGGTAAGCTCCCGCAAAAACTGTTCCATCATATCATTGAAAGCAGTCACGGACGTCATCGTAAATCGTAAATATATATAGTAACCATATGGCATAAAATCTTTAAGTTATCAGAACGGATCGACAGAAATCTGTTCTTTTGTCCCAACACCGTTTGACACGATGAAATACACCATTACGGCGTTGAGAATGGCTGGCTTGGTGTAGGCATTCAGCGGTAACGTAGGTTCGTTGTTCATTCGCATTTTCAAATACAGATAACCTGCTGTGATCCCTGCTGCGATGACGGCCGCGCCAATTGGATCACGAAGCTGTTCACCAAGACTATCCATTTTTTCTTCTTTTTGATAATTAAGTATTTATTTTATTTTTTTCACTCTGGTGCACCCGGGAAGAGAACGCCGTCGTCTTCTTCTTCTTCTGTTGCCGTTGGTAGTGAAGGTTCACCACCACTTGACACGGGTATCGTTTTAGTCTCGATCTTGTCCAGGTTGGCAAGTCCTGTAACGGTTGGCTCTTCTTCCCGTACAGCTGGCGGCTGTTCCACCGCCGCTGGTTGCGGAACAGCCACCTCCTCCTCTTCCACTGCTGTGGGTACTTCCTCTTCTTCCTCTTCTTCCTCCTCCTCACACAGTTCCGGGTCCTCCGAGTCCTCGTCGGGTTCGGTGGACAGATTAACCTCTTTATGCTCTCCTTGAGAAATGTAGGTTGCCAAAATCTGCTGGATGGGGATCATTTCTTTGATGGTGTTCTTGATGGACGCGTTGAACCGATTGAATAGAATTTCATCGCGTTCGTTCTCTGTGACTTCGTCGTGGTACACATATGGGTCTTTGTACAGATCCTTGGCGGCATTGATGTAGCAACCATGAACAAATACCTGATTGGACGGCAACTTGATTGAAATCTTCTTGTTCTGTGAACTGAGTCGAACCGAAGACAGGATCTTGACAAAGCTGACAAACACGGCAGCCAGTAAATCATTGAACCATACGCACGAGTTGCATAAGGTATCTGTATGCTGTGACACCATATGGTTGTTCCAGTTGGGAACTTCCTTCAAAAATTTCTGGAACTGAATAAGAACCTTCTTCCCTTTGGATACCTTGACGGATTCATTGTACATTGCGACAAACACCTCATTCATAAAGGGCATCATAATGTCACACAGCTGTCCAAGATACTGCTCCTTAGCTTCAACCAACACGTTCAGACCGTGACTGCTATTCATTTTTATGTATTAACAGGAATGGGAGAAATAAAGTTACTTTGAATTGACGCGTATTTTATTGGCAGTCTTCTTCAGATTCATCAGTGTGAGAAATCCTGCATCCTCGGTGGACGCGGTGGAGGATGAGGATGCTGCTCTCGTCGACACTGCCGCCGCGGCGCTGGCCACACCAGATTTCTTTTTTGGATACCACGTGACATAAAAATCGATATCTGACATCTTGGACACCTGGAACCCCGAACGGATCAGCTGACGTTCGAGGTACTGTGACGCTTTCAGGATATCGTAGGTTGGGTATCCGACCAAAAATACTGGCACCCTGAGACACACCCGTTTCTGGTTGAGATGCACAGCATTTTTGATTTTTCGTGAAAACTGATCGTAAATAGTGATGTAAATCTCCTTCTTCAATTGTCGTCGATGGTCCTCGATTTTCTGGATATCGTGGATATTCATTTATTAGTAATTTAGAGTGAATTTAAATCGCTCAATTTGGGCGTACTCCCATTCGCGATAATGTTACTATAGGATTTAAAAGTATCATTGTCTCCCGCCTGGCTATACTCCGATATCTGTTGTGTATTCATATTGACGACTACATCGTCAAGTATGTCGGCTTGGACACCAAATCCGAAAGCAAATCCGGTCGTGACCATAAACATAAATCGAACACGGTAGAGGTTCGTTCCGTCTTGCTTGTGGACATAGTGTTTTACATCGTCGGTGTTGATGATGTATGTACAGAGACCGGTATCCTTGTTGACCGCAGTCTGTACCAGTTGGACCATAGTCTGCATATCATCGGGCGTGATTGCCGCAATCACTTTATCGTATTGGGACAGATCGATCGAGAGCGCGTCTGCTCCCCCACCAAGAGTCACTGGATTCGCGATAGGTTTGGTGTACCCAGCGAACCCAAATACTTCGGTGAATTTTTCACTCTGAGAGCTGAGGACGATAACGAGCGCGAGGAGGATTAGTGCAGTCGTGAAGAACTTCATTTTATATTATTATTGTTATAGTGCGTTTAAAAAAAAATAAAGATTTATTTGTAGAAAAATAAATAAAGATGGCTCTTCTGATATACAGTACAAAGTGTCAGCACTCTCAAGACATTATTCAATTTCTGAACAAGAATGAACAGGTCAAACAACTGGTTCAGTTCCACGATATAAACCAGTTGGGCATCCCACCACAGTACGCCCAAAAAATAAGTCGTGTCCCGACGTTGCTCACCAAAAATGGTAAAATTCTGGTCGGCAGCGAGGTGAAGAACTGGCTTCAGTCACTGCTGCCGAACGAAGACTTTGAACACCAGTCCCTGTGCGGCGGCGGTGGTATGAGCAGCACAATGTCAACATTCGGTGGAGATAGTGAAGGCGGTGGAGATCTCTTCGAACTCGACAACTACGGCCAGTCCCTCCAGCCAGCAATGACACCCGAACTCCAGGCTCGAATAAGTAAGAAAGTTGAATAAAGGCATACGACGTTATAATAATAGTTAAATTGGGAAGATATATGACGATGGTTCATATGAAAACCATTCAAGCGAGTGCATTCAAATCAGTGTTTGAAGTTCTGAAGGACATCCTCAACGATGTGAACATATATTTCACGAAGGATGGGATCCGAATTCTTACACTGGACACGGCTCGAACGGCTCTGATTGATACATTTATGAAGGCTGACAATTTCGAGGAGTACACGTGCAACAGTACGACCATTGCCGGTGTGAACATCACCAACACATTCAAGATCCTAAAGTCCATCACAAACAACGACACTTTAACATTGGACATTAAGGACACCGATTTTATCGACATCCGGATCGAGAACCCTTGCAAACGTCAAGACATCAAATTCCGTCTGAAATTGCTCGAAATCAACGAGGATCGGATCGAACCACCCGAGGTTAATATGTCCGTCACGACGACTATGCCGTCATCGGACTTTCAGCGGATTTGCCGGGATATGAACAACCTGGCGATCGAAGTTGATGTTCGCCGCAAAGGTGGTGACTTCATTGTAAAATGCGAAGGTGATTTTGCTCATCAGGAGACAAAAATTGAGTGCATCGATACAATGGAGTTTGACGGTGATATTCACGGCGTGTACTCGCTCAAGTACCTCAACCTGTTCACCAAGGCAACCTCGATGTGCGCGAATATACAGATTATGCAGGAAGAGGCGAATCGTTTTCTGGTGCTGAAGTACGATATTGCTAATCTAGGTGTGTTGAAATTTTACTTGGCGACCAGAGTGACTGATGAGTGAACGACCCCTCATAGCTCGGAATGGACACCTTTTGTCCGATTATGTTTTCGATTTCGATGATCGGGTATGTCTCCTCGAGGTACTCCTCGGTGTAACTAAACATCTTGGGTGTGAGGATCGTGGTGTCGTGGAAGTCATTATTCGGGCCGGCATACCGCGTCATCTTGTCGGTAATGTCTTTGGGTGAGTCGTCGGACTCAGACTTTGGTATGAGTCGGGCAGTCTTGATGGGTAGTGTACATCGCATCATTCGCCGCTTCGAGGGAGGCCATTCCCCACCTGGTCTGTTCGGAGACATCTTGATGTAGGATTTATTATTGTAATAATATTTTGTATAAAAAATTATATCTGTGACGTTGATCGGTTTGGTGAGATACACATCCATCTCGTTGTCGACGATTGACCAGCATTCCATTTGACCGTCGTCCCATTTCTTACTCTCCTCTTTCCAAAAGTCACTCAAAGGTGCGGCACCGTCGTCGTATTCGCTGTCATCGATCGTGTACAGAATACTTCGATACTTGATATCAAAATCCGCAAAGTCAAAAATATGCCGGACCCAGTAAATGAATCTGACAATCAGGTCTAGGAAGGCCATCATCGTCGTCGTCATCATATTCATCTTCATTTAAAGAGTTAAAGTCTATGATTTCTTTAATTGGCTGTGGAATGGCACTTGTCACAGATAGTAACCTCCTTGGACGGTATGATGAAAAATTAAATGAATTCGAGAACTTGATTGCCGCAGAACCGTCTAACAGGCAACACGTCTATGATCGCGACACCTATATGACTAGGACGACACCTTTCTTGTTAGAGTATAACCGCCAAAGTGTCAGTGATCAACACACGGTAGATACTTTATTTACGGGAAAGAACGGCGCGGCGACCCGTGAGAAAAAGGGTATTCAGAAGAAGGATATTTATTATGAATACCTTCTAGTCGTCGAGGACTATAAAGGAATATTCCCAAAAGATCCAACCAAACCCAAACGCTCACAGATCGAGGGACTGTTAGACAAATGCAAAGTGTGCAAAGGAACCAATTTTCTCATTGATCGGTTAACAACAGACCATATATGCGTCGATTGTGGGGTGGTGGTACCACAACTTGGCGAAGAACTCTCGTATAAAGAGGAACAAGAACACGAATACGTGTTTAACTACTCTTATAAGAGAGAAAATCACTTCAACGAATGGCTTACTCAGTTTCAAGCGGGTGAGACTATCACCGTTCCGAGTGAGCTTATCGACAACCTCCGGTCCGAATTTAAAAAACAAAAGATTGAAAATTTAGAACAAATTACATACGCCAAAGTAAGGAGTTTTTTAAAAAAGTTAAAGTACAACAAGTACTACGAGCATGTGCCCTACATTACCATCCTGCTCACCGGAAAAAAACCAATGAGGATGTCAAACGCTTTGGAGGACAAGCTTCGTCAGATGTTCAAACTGATCCAAGAACCGTTTGACAAAAACTGTCCCTCGACCCGCAAAAATTTTTTGAGTTACTCCTACGTGCTGTACAAGTTCTGTGAACTCCTCGAGGAAGACGAGTACCTACCCTATTTCTCACTCCTCAAATCCAAAGAGAAGTTGTACCAACAGGATGTTATATGGAGGAAGATGTGCGGAGACCTCCAGTGGGAATTTATTCCGACGGTATAGACCAATAAAAATCAGGGTTGGTCTCATCACCGCCACCACAACCCTGGGAGAAATTAACCAATAGACCCTCTTTGATACCAGTAAGTGTACGATAGTTTTCGAGTTGTGATTTCATTGATGAATTAAAAGGACCTTTCACGGCTTTTATTTCAACAATCAACTTGTTGTCAATGATGAGGTCGGCACGGAGGTTGCCGATCGTGTGGCCCTCGAATAGCACCGGGATGATCCGCTCGGTCTCATATGGAACGCCGCCTTTCCGCAACAGAACCTCCAGCGCATTGTGGTAGATTCGTTCACTGTACCCGGCACCCAACGAACGGTATACCTGACGACAGAGTCCCTCGATCATCCTCTTTTTTCTTGTACATAGATGCACTCAACACTTTAAACCCAGAAATCGGACCGCACTGGTCTGCAGTCCGAACAGCCAATGAAGAACAATTCCAATGACAAACATAAGGATGGTGCTGAGGACCAATGGGAATCCGGAAACCCGGGACACTGTATAGGCCAATGCGATGGTCAGGATGTAGTCGACAATGGCGACGTCCAGGAGTCTGTACTGGTGAGCACCGGTACCGGGCACACCGAAAATATTTTTGAATTTTTGGAATGGGCACGCCGACATCTTTGTTTACTTATAATTACAAGAAAAAAGTTCAATCTTCACCATATCAAAGAACGGCGTGACGCCGTTGTACCGTTTATGAATTATCGTGAAACATTCGTTACAATATTTGGTGAGGTTGTCGAGCGTGTCCAGAATATTGGTGTCATCATTTACAAATTGTCGGAACAGATCTCCAGACGTGTCCGCAAACATTCGAAGGACATTTGCGATGTCACGCTTTTTCTCGAAAGCCTTCTCCCGTTTCTGAATCGTCGACTTCAGTTGATCCTCTGAAATCTCATTCATCAGGTAGCTAACCCGGAGGTCTCGATTGTTGGGCGGATTCTCAATTCCCCGGTAGACGTAGCGAAGCTCATACTGGTCGATGTGACCATTGATGCGGTGATAACCCCGGAGGGTCTTTTCGGTTTCGGTTATCTGTCGCGCGGCCTGTGGACCCCGGTTGTAATGTTGTGGATTGAATTTGGCATTCAACTCGCACGTATTGGGTATACCACCACACGGGATGTCGCCCAAGTTGCGCCCACCGGTACCGTGTGCCTGTTGGAACTCATAGTAATGTGGATTGTGAATGATACCCGCTTCGATCCGACCGGTGTTCCAGTTGAAGGCGCTGTGACAATTGGGACACCACATCTGGGCACATCCACTGATCTTGAAGATGAGCGTCCCACAGCTCGGACACGGTTTGGTATCCTTATTGAGGAGCTTCACCGTCTCGACATTAGCGGTGTCGCATACGTGTTCTTCGCCACCACCACCACCGACTTCTTTGACCTCATTACAGTCTTTGCAGATCTTGTTATCGCAGACTTCGCATTTCCACTGGGTGGACAGAAATCCACGGCACGCCTCAACCGGACACTTGCGGACAAAGACTTTCTTTTCAGACGGTCCCGCCTCTGTGGAGTTATCGTCGTCGTGTCCGTTGTTCAGTCTGTTTATCCTGAACTCAATGTCCTGTCTGGTGTGGTTAATCTCCGCAACCTGATTAGTAAGGTTATCGTAGTGTACTTTTAGTTGTATCGCCTGCTTTCGACGCGCGACAAATACTTGAGACTCCGGGAGAAGACATTTTTCACGTTCCAAAAGGATATTCTCCCGGTGGGTTTTCAGTTCTTTGTTTCTGAATGTTTTGGAACAGGAGCGATCAATAAACTCTCTGTTCCATACATTCTTGCATTGCATACAGTGCGGATCATTCGAGGTGTTGAGCAAGTATGTCTGAACACACTTCTTGCAGCACGAATGATCACAAAACGAACACATTACCTTTTGATGAACAGACCGGTTGAAGGTCTCGCAGCAAATGTCACAATCGGTCGTCATTACGTACTTGTTTTTTGGTTATTCAACGTCTCAAACCTTTATTTACTTACAACTACAGAAGATTCATCAGACGTTTGTAGGTAGTTTCATTCATCGGGATGTTGGACAGAGGTTTGGTGTTGTTTTGAAGGGAAGCGATCAGTTTGCGGTTGTTGACAGTGGCGTTGGAAATGACTTTTTTGATGTTGATACCCGACTCCATCAGGGAGGTGCGGTTCAGTTGATTGCGGAGCTCTTGCTTGAGTGGCCCGAAGCCGTTATTAGACGACGTAATGTTGAGACGGATTTTCTGCAGATTCTTAACAAGTTGCTTCTTATCGGCGCCCCCCTTTTGTTGTCTCTTGAGTTGACTGGTAACTACGGCAGCGGCGGCAGCGGTGGCAGCCTCGCCTTTTGATTTGGCATTGGCATTGTTGGCCGCTTTATTCAGTGTTATCTTTTTTTCAATCAGGTTACTGGAAAGGTTATTGATGAACAAATCAAACTTATTCGCAGGCAGCATGGTTGATGCGTTAGTCGGTTCAGACTGAAGAACAATCCGCCACTTCCCGCGACTGTTTTTTTTGATACGCCCACCTTGGTACGGCGGATCGGCGAACACGGCATTCTTCACAGCGTTGGTGTTCTGGCTATGGTTGATGATGGCGGCAACATCCTCCTTGAACCGCATCTGTATCTTGGTGAGGACTTTGTGCAGATCCTCAGTTGTTTTGGCGAAACCGGGCAGTTTGGCGTTGAAGTTTTTATCTGGGGTTTTGATGATTTGGTTAATCAGATCGTCGAGTTTGTTCGTCAGCTTCGCCACAAGCGGTGCATACTTATTGATACGTCGACGAGGGAGTCTATTTGACGCGTTCAGGTATTGAATCTTTTTCGGTGGCGTGACTGACATTTTTTTTTATATAAACTATACAAAACAATTTTTTTTTGTATTTTAGGATGATGAAATGCCCTTCCTGAGATTAGCAAGGGCAGCTACCATCCTCGCTTTTGCCTTCGCCGTATTCGTATTCGCCGCGTTCGCCTTCTTCGCCGCGTTCGCCGTCTTCGCCGCGTTCGCGTTCGCGTTCGCCGCCTTCGCCTTCGCGTTCGCCGCCTTCGCGTTCGCCGCCTTCGCGTTCGCGTTCGCCTTCGCCGCGTTCGCCTTCGCCGCAATATT